TCACAAGCATATATTTACAATTCAGCTTTATCGTGTATAATTCGTGTACGCAAAACGTCAAGTATTGAAATGTATTACCTGTGCTGAAGCGGCGTATTTAGGCGGTTTTAGAGTGGGTATAACTTTTTGAAGTCTGGTGGGGCGGACTTTAAAAAAGTTGTATATAAAAAATAGGCGAACCTCGTTGTGAAGCTCACCTATTCAATTTTAGCTAAATCCACATCTTCGATATCACGATAACGGCATGCCCGTGCTAAGCGTTTAGCTTGTCCGGGAGTCAAAACAACCTCGTCCTTGCTTTTATGTATCTCACAATGATAATTGTTATCATCTTCTGGTAAACTTAAAACAGTTGTATCAGCTTCTAGACAATTTCTATATGACACGTCAGCAACGCCCTTAATACCAGAAGCTGTATCTTTAAAACGACATATAAAATTTCTAATTACATCACTTTCATCTCTATCTTTTTTACAATCGACAGAACAACCTTTAGAATCTTTAAACGCTGCTGAGGTAATAGTGCCATTTTGTTTAATCATATTAGGATTCGGGGGAACTTTTCTGTAAAATTTTTCTTCATCATCAAAATTATCCATAAAATTCATCCACCATTTCTCTAATCTGTTCAAAATTTATAACCGATTCACATTCATTTCCTTCAAAATCAATGTGCAATACCGATACATGTCCATCATCATAACATTCAAACTCTAAATAACTACCATTATCTCGCTCATACTCAAGTTGAATACTACCCCTTCCCGTCGGAAAAACTTCAGGCTGATTTTCTAAACAAGCAAGCACACCTTTCACCTTTAAAATAAGAGAATTACTAAGTGGTTGTGCACCATAGCCATCCCAGTTTTCTTGTAATTCACTAAATGAACTTAACACATTAATATTATTGTACAAATCATTAGATATACTTAACTCATTACAATTTGAAGGTGTAGCTGATAACACAACATTACATGACACCGTATCATTACGAGTTATACTAGAGGGATTAGTAGGATTAGTCGCTATAGCAAACACGGCAGCTACATTACAAAAAAATAAACTTGTCATATTACCGCCTCCTCTTAAAATAAAACAATTCGCTTACCTCGAAAATACAGGCAGCTTGTTTTCTCCTTTCAAAGAACCATCAACATAAACCTTAGCTGTATACTCTCCTTCTGTCAGCACTACTGTGTTCCTTATATCAACAGCAAATTCAATAGGTGTAAACACAGAACCAGCAACGTTCATACTAGCACCAATTTCTATATCACTTGTTTGAAAAATAATATTTCCATCAGGTGCAATAACCTCAATTTTAAATGAATGACTTGTATTAGCTGAAAGATTTTCTATTGAACAGTAAAGCGAGAATGAATAGTTACCAGGTATAGCATATGGAATTATTGACGATAGAGGTCGAGAGATTGCCGGAGATAATTTACCATTAACTATGTTATTCTGTATAGAATCACAAAAAATAATTGATGTTCGTACATCCATAGTACTCAACTCCTTATAATATTTTAAGTATATTATAACATGTTTTCTAGTATTTGTACACAGCCACATAAGTAAATATTTTAATAATAAATAATATATTTTAAAATATTGTACGTATGCTGTTCTGTTTATTTGTTAAAAAGTCCTTATCTATACGCAAACAAAATCAGCCGACAAGGAATAACCCCTGTCGGCTGTCTTACTACCTATTTGATTTTTATTTTCTGCCCCACATAAATGAGATTAGCGTTCTTGATACCATTGTCCTTGACAAGCTTCGCAACAGTGGTCTTGTAGCGCCGTGCAATGCCCGAGAGCGTGTCTCCACGCTTCACAGTGTACGTTACTGTCTTCTTGGCGTGGCTTGTAGACGGCTTTGTGGTCGAGCTGGTGGTCTTCTTGAAGCCGTTCAGCCCTGCCGCCTTGATCTTCGCAGGATAGTCCACATAGCAGATATCCATGTCAACATTGCCGCTGATACCGCTGACTCTTCCAGTGGAGCTGTACTGCCACATACCATAAGTGCCGCCGTAGTTGCAACGTGAGCCGTATTCGGCTATCCAAAGTGCATACCTCTTTGCAACTGAGGAGGATATGTATGTCTGAAGCGGCGAACGGCTGATATACAGTCCTGCCCAATAGCCTGCGTGTTCAAGTGCATTGCAGAAAGTCTTGACAAGGCTGTTGCAAAATGCTCTGCCCTTTGCGAACTGTGAACGCTCCTCGAGGTCGAAGTATATCGGATACTCAAACGTCTTGCCCTTGATAGCGTTGATACAGGTCTGAGCCTCTGCCTTTGCTTCCACAACAGTTGCCGCATAGCTGTACCAGTAAGCACCGACTTTCAACCCTGCCGCCTTTGCCGCCTTGTAGTTTTTCTCAAAATATGGGTCTTTCTGATTAGCGTACTTGCCGAAGCCTGCACGAATGATAACGAAATCGACCCCCGAAGCCTTGACCTTCTTGAAGTCAATGTTCTGCTGATACTGTGAAACGTCAATACCCTTGAATGTCTTTGCCATAAAATTACTTCCTTTCTAAATCTTCAATGCGGTGGTTTGCGACTTTTATCTGTTCAGCGACCACCGCATAATCCTGTTCCAGCTTGTACGTCCGAGCGATAACGGAATTGTGCTTGTCCACACGCTCAGACAGCTTGTCTATCTTGTACTCAATGAGCTTTTGGCTATCGTACTGCGCCTGTTGCATAGTCTTACGGCTGTTAGATGCTATGACGATCTGACACACTACCGCCGAAGCAGCTGTTATCAGTGCAACGATAATTGCTTCCGTCACTCGTCATCACCTGACTTTCTCTTGGCGCTCTGCGTGCCGAAATAGAACGATATCACCACAGTAAATACCGTGATGAACTGCTCTGCAGTTATCGTGCGGCGAAGTGCCAACACGCAGAACACTGCCGTCAAGAACAGTGTTACAATGGACTTTACATCAATGAGTTTCGCTAACTTCTGCTTCATGGTATACCTCCTTTGTGATTTCTTTGAACTGCTCCGGATTTATAACGCCTGCCTTGACAAAATCTTTGACCTTTGCCAGCGAATACACGCCCAGATCATAGAAACGTTTAATAATGCTGTAATACATCACTCACCCTCCTCGCCTATCAGCGTGCCTGTCATAGCAGCTGTGTATAGCACTTGTGCCATTATCTTGTCCTGCTCAGTTACTGTAGGTTTTTCAAAATCTTCGGTGGATAGTCCCAGCTTCTCCACCATTTTCTTTTGCAATTCCGTCATACGCTACCTCCTACTTCACTTAGTTTTACAACGTACTCTTCCTCTGATGGCACTGGTATCCGATAACTATCACCATTGCCGTTTTTGAACTTCACTGAACCGCCTGTCTCGACTGTTAGATTTCGCAGAAAATCATCGTCAATCAGGGTTGAAATATCCGTGATTATAGGGTTCGCTAGTTCGTAGTATAGGATTACACCCTGCATTGCCTGTTTAAATGTGACGGCATCGGTGTAGGCGGTGTCTCGCACACGCACCGTTGTGTTCTCCAAAACATATAATCCAGATGCGCTATCAGTAACGCCAATCTTAACATACTGATACTTCGGGCACAGAAAATTTGATGTGCCACCACGAATGTCAGATACTGCATTCAAATAGAAAAATGGGGTGTAGTCACCGTCTTTGTACATCCACCAGTTTTTCGTCCCCAAATCAACGCTGTTCACGCACTGAACATATTTTTTATTCTCATAGTCCACATAGTTTCGTGCCGTTCCTGCTGACCAGCCGTAGCCAGGCAGATTGCGGATTGCTTCGGGGATAGGGTGTTCGTTGCTATGGTAGGGGGCGTAGGCTGGCATGGTATCTGATTTGTATATACCATCCACAAGCATTATATCAAATGCGTCAGCTATTGACTGCATGGTTTCTTTGTTACCTGGGTAACAAGCCACCATAACCTGTGTTGCACCAACCATTGTACTAGAATCTGTTATAGCTCCTACAACACCCTTCGATGTTATCAGCCAGTTCGCCATCGTATTGTCATGAAAAATATACACAATTCCAAACGATACACCTGTCGGGCACGATTTTTCGTCTTTCAGAGCTATTTTTAGAGTCTTGTTTGTATCAATCTCAAAACCATAATACGGCACTAACGATACACATTTTTCAACATCAAACAAATTTCGTCCCTGCTCCACAACCTCTTCTGTGTCAGCACTGACTATTTCCCCAGCGTTATACTGGTAATAATCATTAGGGAACATGGCTTCAAATTCTTCCACTGTGCTAGGTTCGTTGCCTGAACCGAACATGAGAGTAAGGTCTATCAGCATGACGGAAAATTTGAGTTTGTTGAAAACTGTATCTTTATCAATAGTCATAGCTGACAACCACTTACCATCTAAATGCTTATCTGACATTTCAAATATGAATGGGCTTCCAATGTTCTGTTTATGGAGTACAGTTCCGAATAAGCAGCCATTCGCAGGAGTAACTGCTCCTGAAACAACTCTTGAATAAAGCAAGTATTTATGCCCGTTAATTGGCGAAAATTCGCTCGTCTGCAACCCCCACCATCCATTTGCGTTTGTAAAGTTAGTTGCTGTACCGTCCAGAACTGAATAGTTTCCATCCGTTGACGTTGTGATTCCATTTCTTGAATCGAACGGATTGTTTTTCGCAAACTGATTAAACACAATAGACCTACCACCAATATTTTTCACCGACATCAGCTTACCACCCGTCGGAACTGTCTTTGCATATGCTGTTTCGTTGTCGGTTTCAAATTTATGTGTCACGCCGTTGCCCATGTCAAACAGTGCATTTACCCTACGTTGTAACTCTTTATCTGTCAGCTTCACACGTCCTATTTCAGCTGTATTCTCGGCAATCTTTGCAACTGCAGTCACATAATCTTCAGGCAAACTATCAGCTACAGACTGTGCTTTCTGTGCTGCTGTTTCAGCAGCTGTTCTGTCCTCTGCAACCTTGGTGGCGTTTTCTGCCACTGTAGCCTTGTCGGCTGTGACCTGTTCTGCCAACGTCTGCACCGCCTGTTTGTCTGCTGCAGTGCTGTCAGCATTGGTCTTGGCGGTTTTAGCGTAGCCTGCCGTTATGATCTTGTCGGCTTCGGTTTGCTGTGCTGATGTTGCCGCCTGGGCTGCGGATATTTTAGCGTTATTCTGTGATGTGACTGCCTCAGCACGTGCAGTTTCTGCGCCCTGCCTAGCCGTTTCAGCCTGCGTTGCGGACGTTTCAGCAGATGCCTGTGCGGTCTCAGCACGTTTCGCTGCCTGTCCTGCCGTGTCGGCTGATTTCTCTGCGGCTGTAGCTGATTTCTCAGCGTTTTCAGCCGCTGTTTTCGCTGTTTCTGCGGCGGTGACAGCTGTCTGCATATCTGCGTGTGCCTGTCTGCCTATGGCATCTATCTTATCCAGTGCGTCAGCTGCCACACTTGGTGACGGCACGGCATTATCACCGATAGCCGCACCGATACGCAGGCGGAAAATTCGTGATTTTTTCAGCAGGATATATTCGTCGCCTGCTAATTTTTTAGCCGCTATCTGACAGCTGATTGTCTGCGCTGACCGTAAGATATCTGCGGTAGGCGTCCACTGTCCGCCTGTGATATCAGCCTCATAGACAGTGCCGTCGCCGTAGTCTATCGTTAACACATAGCGGTCTGCACCGTCTACTGTCAGCCCTTCGACAGACACAGGTCGGGCATTTGTTTCACCGACATAGCCCAGCAGGGCTGTGTTCAGTGTTACGTCATAATCTGCATTTAATGTTATTGTCATTTAATCCCCCTCTATTCTATCGCAATGTAATCCACATAGTACGTTCCTGTCGGGACATTTACTGTTGACCCGTTATTAGCTCCCATGCAGACGTTCAGATAGTACGACTTTCCCGAACCACTAACGTGGGTGCAGAACGTCTTGTATGGTGTTGGTATGTCTGTCTGCCGTAGTGTTGCTATAACCTGCTTAGGCACAAAATTCAGTCCAAGCGGTATCCGCATCAGCGCATTTGCTCCCGTCATCTTGTGTTCCACAGTGCCATAGTGTATCTTGCCGGCTCGGCTCAGTATCTCATCGATTTCCTCGCCTGCGTGTTGCATCGGATAATCGTTTTCGGTGATATCCTGCGCCAATGTCAAATTTTCATCAGCCATTATCTCGCCCCCTTAAAGTTGTTCTTCAACGCTCAGACCTACCGCAGAAATGTCTGCTGAAAGTCCGCCGTCAAAGGTAAATCCTAAATTCGTTATTGGTATATCATAGCTGTCTGCGCCGTTGGTGTAGGTCACCACGTCACCTATGTCGAAACGTGGGTCACCAAGTCTGTGGTATAGCTCAGTGGTGTACCACGAAAAGCCGCCTATCCTGCGCCACAGAGATTGTAGCAAAGACTCTGTCATGTATGGATTTTCAAACTCTAGCACACGTCCTTGTGTTGTGTCTGTCACGCCTAGTGACAACGTTTCATCGTCACTGACTTTGCAGATAATGCCCACGATAACGTTCTGCCTTTCTGACAGTGTTGGCATATCTATCGTGTTGTTATCCAACGTTTTCACGCTCTTGCCATACCACTTTCGGACGTACTTTCCGTACCTGTCAACATACCCGAACTGACCTTGTGCAGAGGAAAGGTAGGACAACATTTGTCGCATGGTCACGTCCTTTGGCACTGAGCTGACCTTGAAATAGAAATACTTTGAGTACAGCACCTTGCCGTTCTTATCTATCAACCTTCTGCCGTTCTTGTCACGCAATAGTCGCACCTCTGTATAGTCATTGCCGTTCTGCAATCCTAATTGTCTGCAGATGTCGTCTTCAACGGCTTTATTCCAGTTTGGCATAGGGATATGTGGTACATATGGTTTGTCCGAAAAATATAATCTATCCGCCATTGTCAGCTGAACACTGCCGCCCGACTTTTTCGACTTCACACAGGTGAAACGTCCCATTGGTATCTTTTCGTCTGCAAGTATGCCGTTCGTTTCGTAGTCTACGAGATACAGATAGGTGTCATACTCTTTACCAAGAAACGCTGTTTCAGTGTCACTTATGGTCATGTTCCACGATTGCGAACATACTGCGCCTAGTTCGATGTCGTCTGAAAGTGATGTTGCCTGCATGGAGCTGTCAGCTGACATAATGCTGTCACCTGATATAACGCCCTCTGCATTCTCTATCCACAGCCGCCAAGTACGGCAATAACTCTCAATACGCTGTGCCACAAGCTCACTTGTTTGGTACAATTCGACTGCCTCCTTTACTGCATTATCAAGTCCACCGCAACGCCTTTGCAGAACTGCTTGTTCTCGTCCCAGCCGAAAACTTCATAAGTTGGGTCGCCTGCGTAAACGTCAAAGGTGCTTTCCTGAAATGTTTCATCAAGGAGCGTGATACTGAAAAACGGACTGTCAACGTTGGAGATATACTCATTGAGTTTTGCCGTCTCCTCGCCTGTGAGATGATACCATTTCAGTGTGACAGTTTTCTTTATAGCTCTTATGTCGCCCACCATTTTACAGTTAGCCGTCCGCCCTGCATTGTTCGACCATATTTTGTTGTTTGTAAAGCTCACTTCCGCAGGTGTGGCGACCCTTTCGCTACCGAATATAAGTCCTCTGCTTTTCATTTTCTGCACCTCCTATGCCCTTATGGGCGACCTGCCGTTGCGCTTGATATAGTCGTTGATATCATCAATAACTATCTGTGTAATAGTCCTGCCATTGAGCGTAAGCGGTATGGTAACGCTTATCTTCTGATTTCCGCCTGCTCCGCCGTATGACACAAGAGCCTGCAAAACAGCCTGCGTGATAGTATCAAGCGGTGCCTCGATATTCGTGCCACGCTTCTGATCGCCCAGAACTGCAAGGAACTCAGAGTTCGGCGGTATTACTGCACCTTGAGCAAGTTTGGGTATTTCGGGGATATCAATTTGGCTTAGGTCAAAACCAAATGTCTGACCGCCAAGATCACCGGGAAGCCAATCAGGCGTCGTGAAGCTCAGCTCGTTTATGCCGTCGATTATCCAATTCAAAGCGTCCTCAACTGCACCTGTCAGACCATTTATAAGCCCGATTATCAAATTAATAGGTGTTTTTGCTATGTCAACAAGTGCATCCCATACGCCTTTGAAGATCTTCTTTACACCCTGCCAAGCTTTTTTCCAATCACCGGTGAACACTCCCACTATGAACAACACAACGCCTTTAAGTGCTGAAATGATGTTCTTCACGGCGTCAATTATATTGCTTATGACATTGCCCACTGTCTTTATTATCTTGCCAAGCACACTGCTGACTATCGGTCCGAGTATGCTCACAAGCCAGTTCACAACAGGTGCTATTGCTTTATTATAAATGCTCAAAACACTTGTGATAAGCGTTCCCACAAAGTCAAGAAATTCATCAAGCAACGGTTTCAAATGCTCAGTCCAAACGCTGTCAGCCACACTCATAAGCTCATCAAATACAGGCTTTAAGACTGTTTCCCACAGATTGAGGAATACGTTCTTTGTGGTGGTTATTCCCTCGTTTATGCCGTCAAATATAGGCTGTCCCCACTCGTTCCAAAAGTCTGAAATACTCTGCCAAGTATCGCACCACAGTGTTTTCAAGGCGTTCAACACAGGCTGTGCAACGCCGTTCCACAAGGTATCGAATATCTCTTTTATGTTATCAAACAGTACGCCTAGCGTGTTCCATACCTGCGTGCCAAAATCCGCCATTAGGGGTAATCCTACAGTGAGAAAGTTTTGCAGTATAGGGAACACTGCCATATTCCAGATATCAGAAAACACCTTGTTGAAGCTGTCAAAAAGTCCTATGCCTATCTTGCCAAGCGTGCTGAAAGCGGTCTGCATAAGCGGTGTAAAATCGTTTATAAAATAAGCTTTGAGCGGCTCGGAAAGCGACTTTATATCGCTGAAAACTCCGCCGAGTATCTGAGCAAGTTCAATGCTCTCTCTTTCAAGTCCGCTCCATATATCAGCGAAAATAGGCTTAAAATTCTTATCAAGATAGTCTGCAAGCTTTTCAAACTGAGTTCTTACTGATTTGAAAAAGTCAGACAGCTTTTTATCTGCCTTTCCCGTATCCACCTCAACGCTAGTCCCGGAAGGCTGCATTATCTCCCCGGCTCCGCTGACCCCAGTGCTGTCTGACTTGCTCTCATCATTCAGTTTGTTCATTTGGTCAAAGCTTGCAAGAGATCCTTCCTGTGCCTCCTGCGTCTGTTTAGCGTCATTGGCTATATCGCCGTAATTATCCGCTACCTGAGAGGTGCTTTTCCCTATGCTTTGAGCCTCGTCTGCACTGTTGCTTAGTTCAAGACCGAACGCCTCTGAAAGTGCCCTCGCTGCCCCCTGTGCCAAAGCTATGAGCTGTGAAAGCAGACTGTTTATCGCCTTGACAGCAGGCAGAAGAACGTTCATCAGCACAGTGCCGATAGTCGCTCCGAACTCTTTCCATTGCTCAGAGAGTATTCTAGTTTGGTTTGCCCAGCTGTCAGACGTCTTTGCAAAGTCGCCCTGTGCAAGAGCCGTCTGTGACATAACGTAGTTGTATCTCAGCTGGACTTTTTCAGCCTGCGACATATCGGCAGTTGATTTCGTGATACCCTTTGAAAGTGCATACGCCTGCAAGTTGGCGTCCGTCATAACAATACCGAACTGTTTGAGGGTCTCAGTTTCCCCTGTAAAAATTGATTTCAGAGCCGTGCTTGCCACGTCCTGACCAACGTTATAAAACGAAGCCATATCCGCCGACAGCCCTGTAAGAGCCATAGCCATATCGCTTGCACTGTCATTGGCAAGCCCCATTCCTGCCGCCATAGCCATGAAGTTTGAGCCTGTCTGCTTTGCGGTGAGCTTTGAAATGCCGTAGGTCTTTACAGCCGTGTCAGCGAAGTCCTCCATTTTCTGCTTGGACTCTCCGAAAGCCGTATCAACAACATCTTGCACTTCCGCAAGGTCTGAGGCCGTTTCTATTGACTGCCTGCCGAAGTCCACAAGCTTCTTGACGGAGAATGCTGCTGTCACAGCCATTGCAAGGCTTTTAAGCTTTGGCTTGATATCCCCCACCATATCAGAAAGGCTTTTCAAACCCTTTTCAAAGCCCTCGCTGTTTATGTTGGTGTCAAAATTCAAACACCCGTCAGCCATTGTCATTCACCTCCCGTCAGCTGTTTCAGAAACTCTTTGTCCTCGTTTTCAGCCCTCTGCTCTTCTGCCGAGAGCTTTCGTTTAAGGTCTATCATATTGCGGTGGTTTCTGTAAAACTCCTGCTCGTATTTTTCAAGCTTTTTGCCCTTGTTAAGCTTTTGCCGTATGCCTATAACAGACGAAAAAAGCCCCTCGCCTATCTCGTTGAAATAGCCGAGAAAAGTCCACCAATGAAGATATTTTACCGTCCTCGTTTCAAAGCCTGCCGCCTTGTTCACCGCAGGAAAAATAATACTCTCGTCCTGCTCCCAATCAATAGTCTTTGCAGGCTGAACGCTCTCCTGCGGAACATCTCCACCGCCCACAAACCAATAAGCCTTGTTGACAGCCTCCTGCAAATGTTCTCGTGGAATATCCTCAGCGTAAAGGCATTTAAGACACACATAGCACTTTTCACGCTCGTCAAGTTCAGGGTCTGCAAAGGCTGAATATATCCGCAGTATGACCCGAAAATCCGAGTGTATGGCATACTCTCTGCCGTCTATTTCAAGGGCTGTTGGCAAACTGCCTATCATTTCAGCAGCTCCCTGAGCAGAGCCTTTTTGTCCTCGTCAGAAAGCTCCGCCACGTTGACCACAGGCTGAGCAATATGTTGATGAGCGATAACAGGTGCGGTGTACTTTTCCGCCTTTTCTTCGAGCTTTATCTGAGCCGCAGTCTGTGCTGACTTTATCTCCTGCACCACCACCGCAAGAAGTGCTTCAAGGAAGTTCACAAGCACAGGCTTGCCGTTTGAAGCCACAGAGAACACGTTCACGCTTCCGAGCGCCGCCGTACACACATTGCTTCCAAATATGTCATTGACCATTTCTCTTGCACGCTGGTCATACTCTTTGAGAAGCTGAGTTCTGTCCTCGTTCTTCTCACGTTCTGACACTTCTTCTGCGATATTGTCAGCCTTGCTCATAGCGTCCTGTATCCTTGTGATGATACCAACGTCTGACACGTTTATCCTTATCACTCTGTTCTCATCGCCGTTTATAGCGTACTCTTTGTAATTGCCGCTGTTAAAATCTATTGACTGCATTGACATTTTTATCGTCCTTTCTGTATTATGGCAAACAAAAAGCACTCCGCTCTGAACGAAGTGCTTTCATATGTTTGTCATATAGTTTATTCTTCCGTAGTCTTTGCAAACGTTGGCATGCCTGCCGCAAAGGTGACAGAGCCTTTCACTCTGTTTCCTGCAAAGGTGCAGTTGAACGGGATATTTACCCCCCCCTGTGGTCCGCCATAAGACTGCGGCTTGACTATGACATCTTCCGTCCATGCGTCATACGCACCTGTGGTCTTGTCAACGATGACTTCAAGCACGCTTGTCTTGCAGGCGTCACCGGTAAGACGATTCATCATGATATCCTTGAGCTTTTCGTAAAGTGCGTCACCGGGCTTTGCATAGAATGTGTCAAGGTCGAACTCAGGCTCATAGCCGTTGTCCTCAACTGTGGTTTCATCAAGGATATTCTTCTTTGTGGAAGTGTCAGGGTTGAGTGCCACACTTGCGTCCTCAACGTCCTTACCGAGAAGATACCAGCTTGGTGATGAGGCGACCGCTGCGAATGTAGTGTCAAGATAATGCAGAAGATGACTTCTGTTGAGCTTTCCGCTCTTGTATGAATAATCAGGCATATGTTTTCCTCCTTTTATATCTGATACTGTGCCGCTATCTGCAATTGATACTGCACAGTATCGTTTGTGTTTTCATTTGGTATTGCATATATCATTCCGTTTGCACAGGTGAGCTTTCCAAGAACGCCTGTCCTTTTCTCGCCCTCTGTTATGGTAGTGAACGTGATATCTCTATGCTTGTCTGCATAGCTTTCAAGCCACATCTGCAATTCAAGCAGCACACCGCTGTTTGACATTCGGTCAAAGTCATTCATAGATTGATACACCGCATAGAGAATGAAGTTATGCTGTCTTGTCTGACCGCCCAGAATATCAGAGCTTATAAGGCTGTCGCCTGTTGAGGACAAGCCATAATTGGTGGGCGTATCGTCGGTAAAGTCGATATGGATATCGTTGCAGACCTCCGATATTTTCGGAAACTGCTGCAAGATATCTTTCACAAGCTCGATTATATTCATTTCGCTTTGCCTCCCATTATCGCCGCCGCTCCTCTGAGTATTTGCTGTTTCTTGTCGGCTTTCATTCGCTCAAACCAAAGCTTGCCGGCAAGTGACTCTTTAAAAGTGCTGTAAACAAGGTCTTTGTCCGTCAGCACTTTCTTTTCTCCATGTCGGGCGTATGCCGAGCCTGTAACAGATGATACCATAAGCTTGCCGTAATACTGATAGCGTGCGTAAGGTGCAAGATACTGTATCTTGCCGCTGCCTATTTTTGTGCCTCTCGTGGCAGACTTTCTCAGGTTTGTGCTGAGGGTAGGTGTATACTTCACCATATGCCTTATGCACTCGGCGTCAATGAACTTTTGAGCCTTATCAAAGCGTTCTGAATACTTGCCTGCAAAGGATTTATCCCAAGTGATAGCCCTGCTGTCCATAGGCTGACCTATTTTCATTTCACGCTCACCTCCATATGTGGCAGACCGCCGAACATATAATCATCAATGCTCATTACCGTAACAAAGTCATACTTCGCACGGAACATTTTCATGCTATCAGATATGCTCTGCGGCGTTTGATTATCGAACTCAAACTCGCACTTTCCTTTCACAAGCATATCCTTTGCAGGGGTTTTCGGTACATTATCATCATAGAAATACACCCTTGTGCTGTCTGAGGTCTGCATACCGCTTTTCACGATACTTCCCGACCTGTTCTCACACCAGTAAACTTTCTCTGCATACTTTCGCACAAATCCACCTGTCTGTTTATCAAAAAGATACACCGTGCAATCGCTGTTCGCAAGCATTTATCTCACCCCTCTGTAAAGCAGCCCTGTTCCGCTGAGCCATTTGTACACGATATCGTGAACGGCTCTGTCAGCATTCTGTCTGCGGATATCTGAGCTTTCATATGACTTTGACCAGCCCCCTACGCTTTCGGAAGATACCCCCTGAGTGCCACACTCCTGCTCTGCCTTGAAAATATTCTCGGCAAGTTCGCAGCAGCACATTTTCACTTCTTCGGGGATATCGTTCTCGTCAACGTTGTCAAGGGTATATTGCTTCATAAGGCTTGTGGCTTGCATTGCATAGAAGTCAAAAGCGGCAGATATGTCAGGCTCTCTGCCGCAAAGATAAACGCCTATATAATAGCTCTCGTTTGCATATGCTTTCATACTGCCGCACCTCTTTACTTCTTGAATCTTGCAAGCACTACCTTTGACTGGTCTGAAATAGCCACAGTGTAATGCTTGTCAGCAGATATATCTGTGCAGCGCTTTGTGCTTCTTCTCTCTGTTTCAACGTTGGTGTCACGCTTGAGGTAGATAGTCAGTGCTGATGTTTCGTCCTCAGTTTCGGTATCAGCGTTGAGCTTGATGATAGGGCATATGTAGAAAGTGCCAGCCTTAACAGCGGCGTTCTTTACAACATAGTCACCCACCTTTGGAGCGTAGCCATCTGCACAAGGCGTTACTGAGCCGAGCTTTATCTGTGATGCAGTCGGTGAAGCTGTGCTGTCCGCAACGACTTCCTTTGCACCCTCTGCGTCGCTGTCAACTCTCACATACTGTTCCGGGATAGCCTCGTTAAGTGAAACTTTCTTTGACGGAACGATACGGCAGTTCGCTATTTTGCCTATCTCGCCTGTCATGACCACATTGCCGTCATACTTATCGGCTGAAATGAAGTTCGGGTCCTTTCTGAGCTGTGAGTTCTGATGAGGATTAATAAACATAGCCTTTTCGGTGTTCAGCTCCTCATTGAACTTGTCAACAGCGTCAACAATGCCGCTGTAAGAGATAGCAGAAGCCGAGCCGTCATAGATGAGCTGGGCTTTCATAAGTGCGTCCATGCTGTCTGCGTCCACCTTAGAAGCGATAGACATTGCAAGCTGTGAAGTCGCCTGACCTACAGGGTTGCCATAGCCGCTGAGAACCGCTTCATCAGTTATCTCCACCGCTTTCATGGCTTTCTTTACCTTAGCCTGAGTGGAGTCTGTTTCAAGCTTGACAGTTTCGGCTTCAACGCCCTCTGCAACATCAACTGCGTCGCCGATATACTTATACTGCGGCACTGTGATAGTGTCGCCAGGCACGCCAACGAGCGTTCTGTCTATCTTCGCAAAGGGAGATACAGTTATCTTAGACTCTATCTTTGCGTCGATCATGTCACTCATTACCTCAGGATCGATAAGATCGGTGATCTTTGTCGGCTCTGCGAAATACTGCATAGAAATTCTAATGCCATTTGTCATTTTCATAATATCCTATCCTTTCAACTGTTCGTATTTTTCGGGGTCTGTTCGTTTAAGTTCCAGCCTCTGCATATACCCCATTTTTGCAAAGGTTTCCTTGCTCACTTCACCTGCGGCAGGCGTCCCTGTGGGAGCGACCGGGTTCTTGATAGGCTCGGAACTTTCAAAAAGATAATCGTTATCTTTCTTCACGTTCTCGATAGCCGTCTTGATATCCTCAGCCTGATTTTTTGAAGCTTTGAGAGTTTCCACATCAAGCAAAGCTTTAAGAGCCTTGACGTTTCTTGCCTTACTTGCCGTGATAGCGTTATCAAGGGCAGCGTCAAACTCCATATCAGATATCTTCGCCTGATACTCGGTATCTTTCTTAGCAAGGTCAGCGGTGAGCTGTGCGACTTTGCCGTTAAGCTCCTTGACGTCCACACCCTCAAATTCTTTGAGAGAGTTCTGTGCAGTATCAAGGCTGTCCTTATAGTTATCACGCTCCACCTCAAGGCGGCTTTTCACCTTTTCAAACTCAGCCACAGTCTTATAATTTTCTGCCACCTGTTTTGTGATGTCCTGTTTCTTGTCCTCAGGGATAACGATACCCAGAGCGGCAAGGATCTCAAAAATGTTTTTCATATGTTTGTCCTTTCTACATAGCTTATATACCGCTCTGTCTGCGGTGTGAAAGTCTGACAGTTTAACGTCATATCAAGGACGAAATGGTATGAAAAAAGCGCCCGTTAAGGTGCTTAGTTCCGATATTTGGGTATAAAAATACCGCCCGACCTTAGTCAAGCGGTAAAATTATCATTTGAAATACTCTGTAAGTTCAACTTCTGAATCAATGTACACAGCGTCAATATAATAACTGTTGTGTACGATTATCTTCTTTCCGTTTAATTCATATATCTGCGTTTGTGAGCCGTCAACATCTGTCAGCATATCGAAACGTTCAATGCCTGGAATATGCTTTTCCAATGCCGCACATTGCTTTTCAAAAATTTCTTTGTCCGCAGCCGTGCAAATATTGTATTCATATTTCTTCATTGCTTATCATCCAATCCATACCTTTTATCTACTGATCTTCGTGTTTTTACAGCGGTCTTCAAAGTGTCTGCTACAGCTTCTTCTCTGTTCATGTTTTTTCGTGCCATTTTATCTGATACCAAGTCTTCAAAAGAAATGATAGGGTCGGTCTGGTCAAGGGTTTTACGAGCTTTTTGATTTTCCATTAACTCTCTTGCCTGAAAGCGATACTTGTTACGCAGTTCACAAGCTTGCCTTGCCTGTTCTTCAATAGATTTGCTTTTGTCGATAAGCTGAGGGATATTTTTGTTATGGTGTCTGTACCACTTTCGCACGTCTATATCAGACATCTTACCTTTCATATCAATTATATCACTATAATCTTTTTGCGTCAAGTCTATCTTGGTTTTTCCCACCCCCATATTCCCCAGTCCGTCGACGTTCACACGCTCTCTCTGCTGAGGCAGACCCATTGCTTTTGAAAACCTTGTATACTCCTGGGAAGTGCCACGATATCGGCAGCGTGCGTTGATGATATCCTCCTCGTCTGCGCCTGCCTCTTCAAGAAGATGTATCTTCTGCCGCTGGGCTCTCATTGCAGTTTCAAGCTTTCTTTGCCGCTGTAAAGCTTCATACTTTGTGTACTCTTTATCACCGTACTTAACAGGCTTGTTCTCCTCTGCATTCATCTGCGCAAGCTCCTCATCTGTATAGGAACGCTCAGATATGCCGGGGATAAAGGGGTAATAATCGTGATAGCAATTCGCTCCGCACAGACCTGTCACAGTACCAAGACCGCAGATAGTTTCAAGCTCTTTTTTGCTGTAGACTTTGCCCTGCCATTCTTGATGAGAGGGTCTTGCTCCGCTGTGCCAAGTGACTTCAAAATAGTCTGTGCCAAGCTCTTTTGCGTTGTCCTCGTTCATTTTTGCGGTTAGCTGTGAAAGCCCTGTCATCACCGAACGCCTTGCGGCTACGTCTGCCCTGTTGCTCCAGCCTGTGGCATAGTCCACAGTGCGCAGACCTGAGTTCGTCATATCCGAAATGACTTTCTTTATGACCGTGTTATAGTCGAACGCTCCGCTCGCTATGCCCATTATGGCGTTGTCAAGGCTCTGCTGATAGAAGTCAGCCGCCTGCGTGAATTTCAGCTTGCCGTCAGGCTGTTTTACTGCAAATCCAAGTGACTGAGATATGTTTTTAAGCTCCCCCGAAGTCTGCTCCGATACAGCCGACAAAAGCCTTTGCAGACCCTCGTTTTCTTCAAGTGGTATTCGTGCCTTGCCTTTGGTCTTGTATATGCTATCGTCCCATTCATAGCCTTTTTGCAGGATTTCATTGTACAGCTCTTTTATCTCAGCTTTGGAGAGGTCAAGGTTATCGGCTATGGCTTTCTTTATCTCACGCTTGCTCATTCCAAGCTCGTGAAGCCTGTATATCTGCCAATCCGCCGAACGTGTTATCTCGCCGTTTATCTTTATCCTGCGGACGATGTCCTCCATTATCTGCATTTCAAGGTCACGCAGGGGCTTGTCAAGAACCATTGAAACTCGCTCTATCTCGCTTGCTTTGAGCATTATTCTATCACCTCTGCGGTGCTGTCGGAGGTCATTTTCTTAGCCGTTTTCTCGTCCTCACCATACCATTTCATTCGGTATTCCCACAATGGCATAATGCCCATAGAAACGTCCTGACGATCGCTTGCACGCTTTGTTTCATCATCAGCAAGGATACTGTCCTCAAAGTTCACAGACAGCTCATAACCGCTTTGAGTAAGCCCATTATAGAACGCCAGCGAATAGCAGAGGTCTTCAAGGCAGACACGGAGGTTATTCTGTATCGCCGTGACAGTATCGAACTTTCTCTGCTTTGAGGACTTTATCTCCGTTGCCGTCTTATCAACTGTCTGAGGGTTTGAGATATCCCCATAGGACAGCCCCACAGTAAACTCTATCTCACGCTTGTATTCTTCAAGTCCTGCAATAAAATCAGCCTGCCTTAACTGCGGTGAGAACTCGTGATAAAAGTCACCGCTCGTGCCAGCTGACACGTTTACCCCTCTGAAAAGCCGTTCATTGAGCTTTGGCATTTCTGCACGCTTCTTACCTGTGAACGGGTCTGTCACAGGTCTTAACACAGCCTCGTCAACGTCTATGGCACGCTCTCCTGATTCAAACTCCCAATCGAGCCTGCCGAATTGGATATCAGCTTTTCTTATGACTTTTTCTGCCCCTGCGAACACTGATACGCCTGAATGTGAACCGTCAACTGTATTGTCGATAGGGTTGACATAATAACCGAAAGAGGGTCGCAGCATAAGAGGATAGGCTATCTTAGGGATAAGCTCCGCCCACTCTGAAACAGCTGTGAGAGGTATCTCAGCACCGAGAGATACCCCGTCATTGGATCGGAAAGCCCTGTTTGTGATAGTCAGCCCTTTTTCATAGTCCAGAGCGTGATATTCAAGCCTTATGCGGTAATCATTATCGCCCATGCGTTTTATCTCAGGGAAAATGACCTTTATAAGTCTGCCGTTCACGTCATACTCCACAGGAATAAACTGCGACTGCGGAACATACTGCACCTTATCAGCACCCAGCGGCTTTATTATCATTGCTCCTGTTGCAAGACCTCTTTGCAGATTTTTATTGATGTTTTCAAGGGCGTTTTTCATTATGGCATCAAGCTTATCGTTGGAAACTTTCAGGGTCATTTCATTGATAGCCGTGTTTGCAAACTCCCTCACAACAGCGTGTTCAAGCCGCAGAGAGTGAACTCCCTTGGGTGCTGCATTACCTGCATACATTCTATCCCACTTGTCGATAGCTCTTATCATACTGTCCGTCACGGCGATATCAATACCGTAAACGCCCTTTATATCTGACTTTGAAAGCATTCTGCTTATCCACTCCCTTATTTTTGAAATAATGCCCATAGCTTACTGACCCCGCCTTTTCCATACTCTTTCCATTGCATACCGAACGGCGTCGATAACGTGGTCATTGCCGTCGGGATAGCCGCTTATAACGTTGCCCTCTTTATCTCTGTCATACTCGCAGTTGATGAACTCCTCGCAAGCCACAGGACAACGCTTGTTATCTATAACGATACTCCGCAGAGATTGCAGCCACTTATATGAATACTCCCTGCTGTTAGGACCTTTCTCTGCACCTCTTGCAAGCAAGCCGTATGCTCTGTAATCCTCAACAGACTTATTCTCTGCACTGTCGCAGGTGATAAGGTCATTTGCTGTGATACCAAGCTCCAGCAAATGCTTTGCGGTATCAATATTCTTTGTTTTGTTGCAGGTGTACTCCTGCCATATGAACAGCGTGTGCTGAGCAGGGGCATAATGTACTCTGACAAAAGCGTAAAGGTCGGGATACCAACCCCAGTCAACGCCGTTATAGATGTTATCGAACTGCGCTATCTCGCTGTCGGTTATCTCTCTTATGAGGACGTTATCAAAAACATTACCGCCTGTACCGTTTGCAACGCCCATATACTCGTTCTCATAGGCAGTGGGATTGGTTTCTTTGAGAAATTCGGCGTCATCAAGAAAAGGCTTGCCAAGCCACTTTTTCGGCACAGTAAGATAAGTGCTTTCGGTAACGAGTCTGTCCGTTCTCGGCACTTTGATGTACTTGTTCGCCCAGTTCTGAGCCGACTTCGGAGGGTTGAAAGACTTAAACTTATATGCTCTCTCGCCGCCTCTTATAACAGACTGTTCTATCGTTCGCACAGCTTCTTCACCGCCGAACTGGTCAAGCTCCTCAAACCACACGATGCCGATATAGCCAAAAGGCGGCTTGATAGACTTTATCTTGTGCGGGTCATCAGCACCACGAAAGTATATTTTCTGCCCTGTTGAAATGCGTGTGATCTCAAGGGGCGACTTTGTGCAGGCAAACTCATCATCAAGACCAAGTGCAGATATTGCCCAGAGTATCTGAGAATAAACGCTGTCTTTAAGAGTATTTGCCACAGCACGCAGAACGCAGACGTGCATATTCTCATTCTTCATCAGCAGGTCGATAACGTTCAGACCGCAGAATGAAGATTTAGTCGAGCCACGTCCGCCGGGGAAAACATACTCGGAATGTTCCTGCTCTGCAATATCGAACAGGACAGGTGAGAACGCAGGAGCGACAAGGCTCGCAGGGATACCGCTGTACGTCTTATCGGGCATAGAAACAGGCTCAAGCTTTTGTTTTTCAAGCCTGAGCCTTGCGTTATCGTATTTTATCTTATGCTTTAGCATATCGTCGTCACGGATAATGTCACGCAGCTCTTTCACCGCCGCAACGTCCCCTTGCTTAGCCCTTGCCATAAGAGCCGCATTCACAAGAAGCATATTATTTATGAAGTCAGGGTCAAGGCTGTTAAGGTCAATGCCCTGCTCAACGAGGAACTCATAGTCCGCTCTGGTATTGGCAGGCTGTTCAAGCAGGAAGTCCATCACCTGCTTCATAGTCTTTTTACGCCTGCGGACTTCGCCTGATTTTTTACCGCCTTTTGAGCCGTTTTTTCGAGCTTCACTCGAGCTTGGAACTATTAAATTCTGTTCATTCGGCATTCACCTCACCTCGGTTTTTGTTGTTTTGGAATATAAAAAGAACTGCCACATTGTTGTAGCAGTTCGTAAGATTATTTTTTGTCAATGATATAATTTAATTCATCAGCAGACAAATCCGCTGAATGAATACCATTTGTTCTGGTCTTAGCAAGTTTACCAAATCTCTCAAGCATTCCTTTATACTCTGGCAGGATTTTACTGTGGCTGTTAAATTCACAATCTTTAAATTCCTGATACTTGCCATTAGATTTTATAAGCCATTCTGCATATTCATAATACTTTGCTTCTTCATTATCATTTCCGTCAAAGCCTCTAAATATATAGTCTTCACGATCTAGACCTGTCACATCTTCAAGATTGTCAAAAGAAAAGGTCATGCACCTTAACATCTCTAATATCTCATATACTTTTTCTGAAACTGAATACGGGACTTCACATAACGCTGGACCGATCTCTTCATAATTATACTCAAATCCCTGTGCAAGAATATCTTGATATATCTCATATTGTTCAGCGTTATCAGTATCAAGGCGTTTAAGTATCTCATACTGATTGAAAAGTATTATTCTGTCTTTTTTGCTAAGTTCCATTTTAGAACCTCCTTTTGTTTATTTTCTATATATTAGCATATAAAGCACAAAACATCAAGGCTATAAACAAAAGTTCTCCCTACTGCACAAAATCATTTTGCTTATTTTATGCAATATTTCAAGTTTTCGACATTTATGAACTTTTTGCGACACAACGCAAAAGCGACCGCAAAATGCAGCCGCTTTCGTGAAAATATTTTAAGGAGTTTTGTAAATGGTGGAGCAGATGTTGAGCTGGCACACTCTCGACCTGCATACACCGCCCGAAGCCCGAAAGCTTGACGGCGGTTCAAATATTATGTGTTGGCTTTTCCGGGCAACCAACTGACCGTATGGAACAGACCGCAAGCTCATGCACTCACGCTCTGCATAGCCCCTTACGGGGCTTAGAAAATTGGAGGTGACTTCAATGAAAGTACAAGTCTGAGGTACATCTACACTTTCCTCAGTTTAAATTATAACATAGGTAAAACGAACAGAGCGAACAAGTTTAAGCATTTTGCAAAAATCTTTTGACCGCCATTCTACAGCCGTCCGCTGTACCTCCGACCCTGTGTCCTATCTGTATCCAAGTCAATCCTTTTACAAACCTGAGTACAAATATCTTTCTCATCTGTCTATCCTCTATCCCCTTGATAAACTCCTCAACAGCCCTCTGCTCACGCTCTAGCCGTGCCTGCTCGCACAGCAGTGAAAGTGTATCACCGCTTGGCAGAAAGCCGTCTATGCGTGTGCTGTGTGGCGTGTAGGACGGCGGAGTGCATACGCTGATACTGTCAGCAACGTACTTGCCTGAAAGCTCTGCCTTGATGTCCTCAATGGCTGAGGCGTTCCTGCGGTAGGCTTTCAGGCGTGACATGGTCATAGGGTCAGCCATTAGCAACACCGTCCATTCTTGCTCCGCAATTCGGACAGAACTGCGGTAGGCTGTTCGTTGATTATATCGGCGATACTGCTGTTATCACCCAGAATGCCTGTTATGCCCTTTTCGTATATCGGCATACACGCTGCCGATAATTCGTTAATCAGATTGTCTGCGTCAATGTATTTTGCCATATGTTATACCTCCAATCTGACACCGGAATATTCAACCCTAAGTGCCTGTGAATTAAATAAACAAACCGGGGCGAGCCCGTGACTGCTGTGCGCATTGTAGTTGCTGATAGCTCCTGTCGGGGTGACGGAACGCACGCCGCTAGCGTTGCCGGTGTCGCACCTCCAAGGAGTGAGCGTCCACATACATTCTTCAAACAGCGGTACATAGTCTCTATACTTGCGGTACTGCTCGCAGGAAAGGAGCGTTATATAGTCCTCGCACGTTCCGTAAGCTTTATCGCCGTTATCGGCGACAAGGTCAGATGTTTGCTTTATAAGATGCTCCGTGTTAAAATGATCCTCGAGTACATTTTCGTTAAGAACGCGGCGGAGAGTGGATTTCTCCCAGTTGTTGCAGCCGTCCTTGTACTCCTCGTTAAAACGCTTTTCACACCAACACTCAGCCGTTATCGCTAAGTAGTTGCCGTCGATAATGTCGAGGCATATAAAGTCTATACCCTTGTATTTAAACTTCATTCCAGGTTTTAATTTGATTTCAATCATTTTTTTATCCCTCCTCAAATCTCGGACATTCCGTTACTGTATACGAGTGTATCATACCGCCTTTTTGAGCTTCATACAGTCTGTGCTGACACGTCCTCCAACCCTCAACCGGTTTGCGGTCTATGGACCATGCACAGCCTGTAAGGTATTCTCCTGTTATCTTATCCTTTGTCGGTACTGCGTGGCGACAGTGCCAGCAAAGGGTGTGGTCAGCGTGTTTCATTCTCACACCTCACCTCTTCCAGCCTACAATACACCAACGTGTTGCCACAAGTCTTGTCAGCGATCTCTGCCTGATAGAAGAACTGACCTGTCTTACTGCTCTTGCGGATAATGCACCCTGTCAGTTCGTAGCAATCAGAGCCGTTGTAACTCACCCTGCGTCCAAGACTTTTCTTTACTTCGTGTATCGTCATAGCTCCTCTATCCTCACATAAATGCCGGGTATGTCCGCCCAGAACTTTTCGCATATCTCGCTCGCCACAAGCTGGTCGTCCGACCAAAAGTCAAGCTTTGTCATGCAGTCCTTGAACATCTTTTGCAGGTTGTCTGTGTCAGGCTTGCTGGTCTTGTATTCTCCGTCCTTGTGCTTGCCGTCATTCGGAAACAGCCACTTCGTTATCAGCCTTATTCCACAGATGTATTTCTCAGGCGGTCTGTGCCTTGCTAGGTTTGCCGTGAGCTTTTCTTTTGCCGCCTTGACATCGGGTGGGTCATAAAATATCGGCTTGCCATTTCTTACTGCCACCTTGTGTTCCTGAGCCGTAGCCGTTGGCGGTATCATTGCCATAAAAAATTCAGTCATTGTTATCTGCTCCTCTCGTGCGGTCGGTGTGCTAGCCGCCTTATTATTTCAGAATAGATTTTCGGGCGGCTTATGCCCGAAAATATATATTATGTAATAATATACTTTTTCTTCCCTAGGGAAAAAGTCGGTATTTTGCCGATATTTTCTTCCCAAGGGAAAACACCGATATTTTCCTTACACTTACTCGATTTTTTCCTTTCCGTTTCAAAGTAAATTTTCTCGACTTTTTCCTTTCTTTTCCTCACTTCTTTAAGCCGCATTCGCCGCCATCTATCCAGAAACCACCATGCTCTTTGAGGTATGAACGCACTGTCTTTTCACCTTTTCCTATGTACTCCGCCAGCTCAGAAATGCGGCACTTGCCGTTCTCCTGCACACCGCTGAAAGCTGTTTCAATGCTCTCCTTGCGCTCCTTGCTGCGGTCTTCATTGGTCTTTTTCTTGCTGAGATTCTTCTTCCAAATAGGTGCACTGTCCTCTACCTCGCAGTCTTTAAGCACGCCCACAGTGTCCTCTCTGTGAACAGGATAATCAAACCACATATCGAGGGGAGCAAACTTCGGGAACTCTCTCAGAGTACCCTCTATACGCCATGCCGTGCGGTTTCTTACTGCAAGCTTAGCCTTGTCTATATCGGCCATCATAAGCTTGTACGAGTTCGGGTGCAGGTACTTGTGTGTTATCTCAAGCATTTTTGACGGCGTAACAAGATCGTCCTGTGAACAAAGGTCATCAGTATTTCTGTAAAATCTCCTCATCCAGTTCTCGCAGATACGGCAAACAGTTTCGTCCTCCTGCTGTTTGTAAAGGCTGTCTGAGATGTCAAGCTCTGAAAGGTCAAGAAGTGCGTCAGGGTCACGGGCGAATACTCCTGAACCGCTGGCTCTGTCCATTGAACGCTTACCGCCCTGCGCTCCCTTTGAGTGGTGGTGGCAGTATATGACCGCACAGCCAAGCTCTGTGCATACCTTGTCAAACTGGTTGCAAAAGTGTGCCATTTGGTCTGCTGAGTTCTCATCGCCTGTTATGACCTTGTAGATAGGGTCTATTATCACGGCAATGTAATTCTTCTTGCTTGCTCGGCGTATAAGCTTTGGTGCAAGCTTGTCCATTGGTACGCTGTGACCTCGCAGGTTCCATATGTCTATGCTGTTGAGGTTATCAGGCTCTAAGTGCATTGCGGTGTACACGTCCTTGAAACGGTGCAGACAAGATGCTCTGTCAAGCTCCAGGTTGACGTATAGTATTTTTCCTTTGGTGCATTGCCAGCCAAACCACTTTACCCCCTCAGCTATCGCCACGCACATTTCGATAAGTGCATAAGACTTGCCTGCCTTTGACGGACCTGCAATGAGCATTTTGTGACCCTGTCTGAGAACGCCGTCAATAAGTGGCGGAGCAAGCTCAGGCAGGTTATCCCACTCAGCACTCAGGCTCTCAGGGTCGGGGAGATCATCATTGATACTCTCTATGTAATCTTTCCATTCTGAAAAGCTTTCTTTGCCTATGTTCTTGTCAATGATGAACTGTTTCTTGCCGTTCCTCATAACGCCTGGCATACGGCTAAGACGTGAGGGATTGCGGTTTTGTTTATCTATGTCAAGGCCACTTTCCTTGCAGACCTTGTAAAGAAAATCAACACGCCTGCGGTATTCATCATAGTTGGGAGCGTCTATCTTGACGATAGCGTGAACGCTCTTCCCGCCGCTGTATACAAGCACAGCGATAGGAAGTTCAAGCTCTCTCATCACGGCATTCTGCTGTTCTATTGGCATACTGTCGCTCTCCACAAGGGCGTAGCGGTAATCGGTGACGTTCTCATTCTTCACGCCCTTGCCGTCAAGAGGATTGAAGCGTATCCACGCTCCGGCTTCTTCCTTGTAGTCGCCAAACACCGCACCAATGTCGCCGTTACATTCGCCAAGCCTCTTGATAAGTTCCCCTGCCGTCCTGTCACAACACCCTTTTGTGGGCAGATACCTGGTCTTGCCGTCCTTTTCTGTTTCCCATGTTTGCGTAACATAGCCCACGTTCTCTCCTGACTCAAAGAGTGTTTCAAGATATGTGACTATCTCCTTGACAGGGTCCCAGTTTGCAGGCTCGGTGATCGGTATGCCCTCACCGCCGTTTACAAGGAGACTGCTTTCTTCTGCAACTATCTCGCCGTCCCAATCGTATGCCTTAAACTCATGGGGGCTGTATCCTCTTTCCTTTGCCATTTGCACGATAGTTCCTGCGGTCACGGGCTGAGCATTGCCGTTAAAGCCTTGCCACTTGCGTTCACACTCACCGCTGTGATAACGGCTGTCTGACCTCGACCAACTGTCCCAATCGTTTACGGAATAGCCCTCGTGCTTGAGAGCCATTCCCACATTGACCCATTCCTGATAATCACAGCTTGCAGGGTCTATGTATTCAAGCATTTTAAGCAAATTTGTGTTATCCATTCACTTCTCCTTAGTTCTCAGGTGTGTATGTTTTCGGGTCGATATCTCTTGGCACTCTCCAACCATTAGCAGAAATACGGGCTATCATCCCACTTGCGCTGTCAAAGCTCCAAGAGCCGACGTGCTCAAAACCCTTGCTTTCAAGCAGCCTTATTTGCTTAGGTGTGGTAAGTCCTGCATTGCGGCGCTTTTCAAGTCGGTCAAGGATAAGCTTTGCCTTGCCTGCGTTGTCTATATCGTCAGGGAAAATGCCCAGCTTTTCAAGCTTTGCTTTCTGTTTGTCGGTAGCAGGAGCACACTCCCAGCCAAAAGCAGGAACGTAAGAGGACAAGTCCTCAGCCTGTATTGACATTTCATACTGCAAAGGGTCAACGAGCTTTCGCTTGCGTGTTTTCATTTCTTTGAGCTGCTTTGCCAAAGACTCTTCACGCTGTGCCACAACGTCCTCGCTTGCCTGTTTTTCTGCCTCTTCGATATCCACTGCACAGCCTGCCTCATTGGCAAGGTTTTCGGTCATTTTCTCAGCGACCTCTTCATTCTGACAGATAAGGTGTGCAGGCCTGCAAAGCTCGTGGCGTTCTGTGTGCCACAGAAAGTCGAGCAGTAAAAGCTCTGTCTTTCCCTCGCAAAGTCTTGTGCCTCTGCCTACCATTTGACAGTAAAGCCCACGCACCTTTGTTGGTCTTAGCACGATAACGCAGTCAACTGACGGACAGTCCCAGCCCTCTGTGAGGAGCATTGAGTTGCACAGCACATTGTATTCGCCCTTGTCGAAAGCTTCAAGTATCTCCGCTCTGTCTGTGCTTTCTCCGTTGACTTCAGCGGCGTTGAACCCTTTGCTGATAAGGATATCACGGAACTTCTGAGAGGTCTTGACAAGCGGCAGGAACACAACTGTCTTGCGTTCCTTACAGTATTTGAGCATTTCGTCAGCTATCTGATAAAGGTAAGGGTCAAGTGCCGTGTCGATATCACTTGCCTTGAAATCTCCTGCCTGAGTTGATACTCCTGAAAGGTCAAGTTTCAGCGGTATGGTGATAGCCTTGATAGGTGAAAGATAGCCCTCTTTGATAGCCTGCGGCAGGGTGTATTCATATGCAAGGCTGTCAAACACCGAGCCTAAGTTCTTCATATCACCCCTGTCAGGTGTAGCCGTTACACCAAGTACCTGAGCTTCAGGAAAATGGTCAAGCACTCTCTGATAGCCGTCTGAGATAGCGTGATGAGCCTCGTCAATTATTATGGTATCGAAGTAATTTTCCGAAAAGCCTTTGAGCCTTTTCTCACGCATAAGGGTCTGAACTGAGCCTACTACTACACGATACCAAGAGCCTAAACAGCTTTGCTCTGCTTTCTCGGTGGCACAGCCAAGCCCTGTTGACTTCATAAGCTTGTCCGCCGCCTGGTCGAGCAGTTCGCCCCTGTGGGCAAGGATAAGCACACGCTTACCCTGCCGCACACATTCTTCCGTAACAGCCGAGAAAAGTATTGTCTTTCCCGTTCCTGTGGGCAGAACTGCAAGGACTTTGTTTATTCCCTCAGACCATTGTTCGAGTATAGCAAGCTTAGCCTCGTTTTGATATGGTCTTAAATTCATCATCAGAACGCACCGGCTTTCCAGCCACCTGTCTGAGCAGGCTGACTATACTGTGGTGTCTGCATCTGAGCAGGCTGAACGGTAGTCACATTCTCGTCATAGGCATAGAGCTTCTTAATCTTGTTGGACTGCCTGTCCTCACCGTCCTTGTTCTTGTAGTTGTCAACGTAGACGTGACACTTGCCCTTTTTGCCTGTGATAGCGTTCCAGTTCATTTTCAGCGGTTCACCGTGCTTTTTAAGTCCCAGTGCCAAGAAAAGTGCTGAGAGCTTCCACTCAAACTTGTTGCAGAGGAAGAAGTTCTCTGTTATCTCCACGCTGTCCTCTGCACCCCAAATGGTGAATGTGACCTTTGCCATATTGCAGGGCGGCACTTTTGCCGACCCCTCGTGTCTTGCACGTTCGTACTTTGCAACGGTGAAGTCATAATCCCCCTCAGGGAGCAGAACAAAGTCCCCACCCTCGTTGACTATCTCATCTTCCCAGCCGTATTCCATAAAATTATCCATAGTGTTGTCCTCCTTTTAAAATGGTACTTTCTGATTTTCTCTGATAAGCGGCAGCATTTGCTCCCAAGCACCTATCAGACAGCCCTGTACAAAGTCGTCAGGATAGTTTGTAATAGGGGTATCATAAGGAAAATAGTTTCTCTGAGATACCACAAGACGTATATCCGATTCGCTTACGTTGTTGGCTCTCATAAGGTCCGCAAGTGCTTTCGGTATGCCCTCAGGGATAACGATAGGTGGTGCGACGTCCTCAAAGCCGCTGAGATCAGTAAGAGGCTCGTCCGTTTTTTGTGTGGCAGTCTGTGCTGTCTGTGTAGGCTGTGCTGTCTGAACTGTCGGTGCAGGCACAGGCTTAGGCATTTCAGCAGGCTGTGTATACACAAACAGGTGAGCTATACCACTATATTCAAAAGGCATTTCAGACGGAAGTCCGTCACGATTTTTAGCATCCCAGCAAGGGTGATGAGTGGTGTACATAACACGGTCGCCGCCCTGAGCCTTGAACTTCTTGCCGTCCTTATCAACAGCTACTGCATATGTTTTGTAGTTTGCAAACAGCACCATATCTGCCCATTCTTTCACAAGAGGCGATATCTGAGAAGAAGTTTTCTTGCCGAGTTTCAGTTCCCAGCGGTCATAAGCACCCAGCTCGTCAGGCTGTTCAAACTTTCTCATCTGAGCGTGAGCCGTAAGCACAACGTTGATACCGCTGTCAACTACCTCCTGCAAGAGATTAAGAAACTTGCCTATCTCCTCTTTCTCGTAAACATAGCCGTTGCCGTAGCCGAAATCTTCAATGCCTTTCTTCTGATGTGCCGAGCAGATAGTTTCAATGCAAAGCTGTTCAGCCCAATCAAATGTATCAATGACAAGGGTCTTACAGAGCCTGCCGTTCATAGCCTCCTTTACCTCATTTTTGAGCATTTCCCAGCTTGACGGCTTAGGGAAACGTCTGATGTTCAGCTTCTTTGTACTGCCCTCAGTATCAATAAATACAGGGTCGGGGAACTGAGCCGCAAAGGTGGATTTGCCTATGCCCTCAGGACCATATATCACGACTTTCTGTGCGGAGCTTACAACTCCTGATGTTATTTCATACATTAAAATGCACCTGCTTTCCAAGTTTTCGTTTCTGTGTTTTCTTCCTTATCATTGTCCATTGACCTGCCGTCCTCGATAATGATACTGCATTCGTCACCAGTGGAAACTCTTGTGGCTATCGCCTGCAAGCCCTGTGCTTCAAGCCACTTACCGAAGTCATCAAGGGTGTCGGTATCCATTTGCTCAAGCTTGTCCAGCAGTACAAAACCGCAGTCAGGGTTGAGCTTTCTCACGATAGAGGTAGCGACGATAAGCTGTTCTGCTCCGCTTATACTGTCCCACTTATGCCCGTTATACAGCAGCTCTCCGTCCTCAACGGAAAGGCCCTCAAGGGGCAGGTCGGCACTGCCCAGCAGGTCGGTTTTAGCCTGCCTTACGTCCTCTATCTGCTCAGTGAGATATGTATACTGTGAACGGTAGTCCTCAGCATCTATCTCAGCTTTTTCCCTGTCGAGGTTTGCTCTTATCTTCTTGTTCAGTTCCTCGATATCTGAGATGTTCTTTTCAAGCTCCGCTGTGCTTTCGTCCACAAGGTCTTGTGCGTCAAGACTTGCAAGCTTGAAGTTGTTCGCTGCCGCTTCATAGCTTGCTTTTGCACGTTCATATGCGGACTTAGCAAGCTCCAACTGCTTTTCGTAGTATTCTTTCTGGTCACGTTTACGCTGATTTTCACCGTTGCGAGCAAGTATATCCTGCTGCTGTCTGATAAGCTCCGAAGCCGAAACAGGCTCGGCAGGGACATTTGCATACACGGGCATTTCTTTAGCGAATTTAGACTTCTGGTCAGCTATCCTGCCGATAGCGGTACGCTGGTCATAGAGTGAATGTTCCTTATGCTCCAGCTCATAGAGGGTGTCGCCCACGCCGATTATCCTAAGCAGCGTTGCAGCCTTTTCCTTGCTCGACTGTGTAAGAAATCGTGGCAGGTCAAGTGCGAACTGCTCAACGAAGCTGTTCAAAAGCTGCTGACCGCCTTTTTTGCCTGTGCTGTCGGTGACTTTGAGGGAGCTGTTCTTACCCGAACGCTCCACCACGATACCATTATCGAGGGTGATCTTCAAGTGCGGTTCGACAACAGACCCCTCACGCTGAGGAGAGGACGGCTTATACTTGTCACCGCCAAGCGCCCAAGCGATAGCGTCAAGGACAGAGGTCTTGCCCTGCCTGTTCTTACCGCCGATAACAGTAAGCCCATTCTTTGCAGGCTCAAGCTGTACGGCCTTTATCTTCTTTACGTTCTCAAATTCAAGCGAGTTTATTTTTACTGACATTTTAGTTCTCTCCTTTCATTATCTCCATTCAACACCTATAAAGTCAAGCACACGTCCCCAGCCATAAACTGTGCCGTCTTCGGCTTTACAGCAGCGTTTCATCCAGTATTCCCATTCAGCGGGATTATCTTCACGCAGTCTATCGAAGCGGTGAGGACGCTGCTCCATATGTATACCAAAGCCGCACATTGAACAGCCCGTACGCTGCGCTCTCGTAGTGTAAAGCTCACCATTTTCTTTGCGTTTGATTTCCCCATATGCTCTTGGAACGGGTACATTAAGGTCAAGAGCAAGCTGTAACAGATCTTGCCTCGTGAATATAGCAAACGGACAGCTTCGTGTTGTAGTTTTACCATAATAGTTGCAACCGTTTTTCATTAGTGCCATTTCCCTTTGACCGCCTTCCGACGCCATAAGTCCCAAATATGGATAGCTGTTATGTTCTTTTGCCCAATCGTCGCAAGGCTTTTCCTTCATATAGTAGCAACATTTTGACGATACTTTGAAGTTTGGTACAGGTCGTATGTCAAGATCAGGTCGCATATGCGCATAATTACCGCCAAAGAGCTTTATCCACTTATCTTGCAACTTGATGCGATCGGAGTGCTTGAAGCCACCCTGTTCGCCCATATCACCTGTCATAATTGCGTGAATAAATGTCTGTTTGTCCGCATTAGGTTGCAACAGATAGCTTATCTTATTGGCTTTGGCTTTGCTCACGACCGGAAAGCCAAGTTGATTGAGCACCTGCGTTTTGCTCATATATGGCTTTATAGATGTAACACCCAGCTGCTTATGTATCTCTTGATTTCCTCTATCTTCTAAGATAGACACACTTATGGCAGGAACATCAATGCCTATGTTTCGAAGAAACACAAGAAGTGTAATGCTATCAAGTCCTCCGACAGAAACGTGACAAGTAGCGTTAAGATCGCCGTACACTTTGTTGTAGAACTCCCAAGCTCTGATCTCTGCGTGACGTACCTTCGCTTCGTAAGGCAGATTCTGTTTCAGCTTAAATTCATCTATTGTCATTTGCTGTCACCGCCTCTCAGCCTCTCGATGTTGTCCTTGAACGCCTCAATATATCCTGTCAGAAACTCGTTCGGATAATCGTCAAGGGCTATTTTCGCCATTTCCTCTATTCCTTCTTGACAAATATCAAGCAATGTGCTATCATCAAGGTGTAATATTGAACCGGTATCTTTTGATACCTCCTCCGAGCTTGTGCTGTTGGCAGACAGTGCAGGCTCGTTTTCTTTTATGTAACGGGTAAAAAATACGCCGCATTTATAGATTTTTTTGTTAAGCGGACATTGTTCACAGTTCATATCTGAATTAGTGCAAACCTCAACCGCCTTTTCAAATTCCTCTTTCGATATCATCTTTATCCTCCTTTTCAATAGGTCTTACGCTCATATACTGCCTGCCGTCATAGTCCATTTTCTTCACAGGCTCAAGCCCCTTATCCCTCAGCGACCTTGCGGCATCGCCAAGCCCTCTGTCGAAGTCCTCACGGGTCTTGTAGAATGCACATCTGCGACAGTAGTCCTTCGTTGGCGTTACTGTCAGCGCACCACACTCGTCAGACTTGACATTTGAATGGAACACGCAAAGGCTTACCGCTCCACTGCCGTTGTCAAGGGGCTTGTCCCTCTTAAATACCTCTCTCATCACTATCATCGTTATCCTCCTTAATATTTCCCCATTGTTCAGCCATTGCAAAAGCAATACCTTTAAACGTTTTGCTCCTTACCTTAGCACGATCTTTGCCAGAATGACGTGTTTCTTCCCATGTGCGTGATTTACCATTAGAATATCGTCCAAACAGCTTGCCATTATCAGGCTTGTCCCCTGTATATGTTGGTCGTAGGACAGGCAGCCCCTTTAGCCATAAACACGTCGCCTTTGTGACAAACTGTTCTGAGTCTTCCGGTCCGTTTGAAAACATATATGGGTGAATTATTTGATCTGCCTTTCTGAATACAGTATTCATACGCCCTATAGGGTTTTCCACTGCAATTTTCGGTGCGTTCGCCGACACAATCTGCATAAAAAATACTATTGATTCTTCACGGTGTTTCATACGCTCGACCACCTTTTCAGCAGGTGTGCATTTCAAACTATAGTGGCGTGTAGCCACGTTGGTCAGGTATGTACACGGTGGGTGTGCGATAATCATATCCCATGTTTCAACAGTATGCTGCTTGCCGTCACAGGTGAAGAAATCGGTATTGCCATTGATAATATCCAAAACATCATTGCATATATGCCATTCAGGGTGACCGCCTGAACACATCTGAATATCGCAGCTGTACGCTTCGTGTCCTTTCGCACGGAACGCTTTGCAGACCTCTTGAGATTCCTCACAGGCTATCAGAACTTTCATCGTCTTCGTCCTCCTCGTGCCTATCCACCACGCTCAGCACAAGATACATCACTACATCTATGCCTGCAAGCACGGCTATTGTTATCAGCAGTATTCCTACAATGTTCATTACCACTTTCCTTTCATTTCAACTTCGACCTTGACCACAGGTCTACCTGCTTCTCTCACTGCACGCTTAATGCTCTCCTCTGCTTCCTTGTAGGCAGTTTCTTTTACGCTTACATACCACCTGTACGCTACATACATTGCAAGCACCACCAAAAGCGCTACCGCTGCGGCACATCTGATTATCTCTAACACGGCTATCATTTTCTCATGTCCTTTCCGTAAAGCGTGCGGAGTTTTTTAAGCCTTTTCTCGAAGTTGTCGATATCAATGCCCCACACCTCGTAGGCTATCTCGGTATTGACCGAGTGTGGCAACCATGACTTCACACCACGCTTTCCCATTTCTTCCTTAACAGCTTTCTTGATCTTGATAGTCTGCGTTTCACCTGTGCTGAACAGTGCTTTGATATCCGCATTGGTTATTTCGGGCTTTTCATAGTACAGCCGCACCGCCATTTCAATGTCAGGTGATCTCATTTAGTCCACCTCCTCGATTGTCAAAAGAGTTTCACCCGAACTAATAGCGTTCGCTTTTACTTTCCATAAAGCCTCACGTTCGCTATCGGCGGATACTGTATGGACCCAGTTGCGATTATACCGGTCTGTCGTTGTGACCTTGTACAGTTTCATTTTTGTACCTCCTTGAAATTTTATCCTCTATGCGGTATAATGTAGAAAACATGAAAAGAGGAATATGTTATGCTAGACACTCAAACATTGAAAATACTCAAATACATAAATAAAAATCCGAATGTTTCTTTAAAAACCCTTACTGCAAAGTTTGGTGAAAGCTGTAAAGATTCCACTAAATTGTTGCAAAAAAATGATTTTATTTCAAATGAATCCGCAGGATATCACCCGACTGCATTTGTGCCAATGTATAAAAACATATTTCGCATTCTTCCTCAGGGAAAAGCATATCTCCAAAGCATTTCTAAAGAAAGAATCAAATATTGGGTGCCAATAATTATTGCTGATCTATTGTCAGCAGCCGCCATTGTTGTATCTATTTTAAAATAGATATCACTATTGCTGTTATGGAGGCTACTATCGGAAATATAGTTAAAATAAATCCAAGTTTATTCTCTTTCCACATTTCACGATAACTTTCAATTATAAGTTTCAGCAACTGCATTTTTCTCACCCCCTCTTTAATCACTTGTTGCATTATGCAACTCACTGAGTAAAAAAATATTTGCCGAACTCTCCAGCATCAATGTGGAGCAAGTGTGACAGTTTCTCAGCCTCGTCCAAGTCAAACGGACGAACATTGTTTATTTTCTGATTAGCTGTAGGTTGAGCTATGTTTAAACAATGTGCAACGTCAGCTTGGGTCAGTTCAAGCTCCTTCATTCTACCCTTGATCTTGTTCGTGTTTACCATATGCCAGCCTCCTTTCTTGTTGCATTATGCAACTTACTGCATTATCATAATAGCACATAACTTTTCACTTGTCAATAGCATTTTGCAACATTTTTTTGTTTTTTTCAAAAAAGCTATTGCATTATGCAATTTAATGTGATATAATCATTATAATGAAAGCAGGTGAGCAAGATTTGAATACCGTAGAAATTGGAAATAGAATAAAAGCTGCAAGAGAAGAAAAAGGACTTACACAAGAAGAACTTGGTATCCGTCTTGGATTGAACAAATCAACTATCCAAAGATATGAGGCAGGAAAAATTCTCAGAATAAAATTACCTGTTCTTGAATCAATCGCTATTGAGTTGAATGTTAATCCTGAATATCTTGCATTAAAAACTGATGATCCTAGCCCTAAACATTCTTCTCATATTATAGACTCCAACGCAACCATACTCCCGCAAGACAACGTACATATAATACCTATATATGAGAGCGTGTCGGCTGGGTTTGGTGCTTATGCTGACGATTATGTTGTAGGCTATATGCCGCTTTATATCGTCAGCGAGGAAGAAGCTAAGAATACAATGTGCATTGTCGTTTCGGGCGACAGTATGTATCCGAAGATAGAGAACGGCGACAAGATACAAGTATTAAGGCAGGATTGGGCTGAGGACGGACAGGTAGTTGTTGCCCTTATCGATGGTGAAAACGGCGTTGTGAAGAAAATCAAGTATTCTGATGACAAGATAACCCTTGTATCATTCAATCCCGAATATCAGCCGAGAGAGTTTGTCGGTGCAGAAAGAGACCGCATAAGAATACTCGGCATTGTAAAAACGGTTATAAAATCTTTATAATAAAAAAAATCCCGTTGGCACCGCAAATACCAACGAGATCAAAATAGCAAGATTCCTCCTGTTATCTCAAATATATTATAACACCGATTTAAGACAATGTAAATGATTTCATAAATTGTTTACAAATGTCGATTTATAGGGAGGAAAAATT